AAACCAAACACACCGACAAGTGTGCATAAAACCATAGGAGGATATTATGGCCAATAAAGAAACTGTCAAACCAGAGGAAAGTTCTGTAACTATAAATGATACAGAAATAAAAGAATCAGAAATGACTGAGCAACAAAAATACTTTGCTAGTCAAGTTCAAGAGGCAAGAGCTAAAAGAATGCAATTACAAAGACAAATGGATAGAAATACAGCTGTCATTAATTCTTTTGAATCTGCATTAATAGAAACTACTAAAAAAGTTGCTGACGAAGTTTTATCTGAGGAGAAATAATATGAATTTTATTAAAAAGTTTTGGAATAATTTAACTGGCACTGAAGAAGTAACAGTTAGGTCTAGGAATAAAAAAGGTCATTATGTTGCAGATGATAAATCTACTCCAAATGTTAATGAAGCTTACACTACTAAAAGAGTAAAGAAAAAAAAAGGTAAGAAAGCTAAAGTTACTACTAATAATATAGGTGATTAATGGCTACTGCTAAAGATGCTTTAAATGCTATAGAATCTCACGAAAAAGAATGTAGGATTTTATATAAAAGCATAGATAAAAGACTTGAAGACGGCTCAAAACGTTTTGATAAATTAGAAAATATGATTTGGGCTGTTTACCCTTTTATATTAGCAACGGTGATGTTATCTAGATTAATCTAATGGATGCAGCCGTACAGTTAATAAATGAAGTCGGCTTTCCTATAGCTGCAGCTATTGGTCTTGGTTTATTTATCTGGAAGTTAATTAATAAAATCATTGATGGTATGGAAACTAAAGTAGATGTACTTGATGAAAAAGTATCAGCTCAAATATCAGAAATAGAGTCAAGACTAGGTGCAAAACTAGATTCACAACACGGTATATTAGTAGCCCTTATAGATAGAGTTAGGTCTGTAGACAATGAGATAATTAGACAAGACACACTTCTCAAGACTATACTTGGTGTACCACAACTAATGCACACTGATAGGTTAGCGAAGGCGGATAGAGATGACCAAAGAAAAGACTAAAAAAGAACTAATAGAAGAAGAAGCAGCAAAAACCAGAATTTTAGTTTGGATAATGTTTATGGGCTTAGTAATGTTTATAGGCATTATTGCTACAAACATTAAGGCCGACACTATAACTCACAAATTCAAATCCCCTAGCTTTAACGGTATGGGAACATCATCACACTATCTTACGATTGAGAATCAAGAGTTCTCAAGAAAATTAACTATTAAAGAAGAAATAAAAGCTTTACAAGATGAGATAGAAAGAGAAAAAGAAAACTCTACACTTGCTAGATTTATGCGTAACCTTGAATCAAGAGTTTACGCAGAGCTTTCAAGACAGTTGGTTAATAACCTGTTTGGTGAAACGCCTTCATCCTCAGGGACTATAACCCTAGAAGGTAACACGATAGAGTATACTAGTGATGGCGTTACATTAACCCTAAAGATAACGGAAGCAGATGGCACAGTTACAGAAATCACAATACCTATTGGTACTTTTACTTTCTAGTTGTTCTATACTAGACCAGCAAAAAGATACATACGAACAAAGGTTTAAAGAACACGATGTAGTATCTATTCAAGATTTACAATCTGTTGATTTAAAAAATGTATTTATACCAAAAGTAAGTCCAGTAGTAGCTGTCTATCCAACATCATTTACAGACCAAACAGGGCAAAGAAAAAGTAACAGCGAATTTGCTTTATTTTCTACAGCTATAACTCAACAACCTAATGCACTATTAATAAGGGCCTTAAAACATGCTGGAAATGGTAAGTTTTTTAGAGTTGTAGAAAGAGTGGGTCTTGATAATTTAACAAAAGAACGCCAACTCATACGTTCCGCAAGAGAACAAACAGCAACTGAAGAAGATAAAAAGAAAGCATTAAGGCCATTACTTTTTGCTGGTATTTTAATAGAAGGAGCTGTTATATCTTACGAAGCTAACCTAGAATCTGGAGGCATAGGAGCTAGGTATCTTGGTATCGGTAGTAGCGTACAGTATAGAGAAGATAATATAACAGTTTCTTTAAGAATGGTTTCTGTAGCTACAGGCGAAGTATTGTTAGAAGTATTAAGCCAGAAAACTATATTTAGTTATGGTAAATCAGAGGATGTATTTAGATTTATTGAGGCTAATACAGAGTTAGTAGAGATAGAGCTAGGCAACGCTAGAAACGAGTCATCAACTATAGCACTAATGAAAGCGATAGAAGGTGGTGTCTTAGAAATAGTTAATTTAGGATATGAAAAAGGTTTTTGGGTTTTACAAAACAAAGATGTAGGAGTAGAATTAAACAATGAAGAATAAATTAATCAGCATATTTGCTATTTTTTCTTTAGTAGGATTTGCAGCAGATAACGAAATTTACGTAGACCAGTCTGGAGCAGGAGCTAATATAGACCTGGAACAATTAGGTATATCCAACATTATTGGTGGTTTAAATTCAACCGCAGGAAACCTTACAGCATTTGATTTAGACGGCACTACTATGACACTTGATGTCAATATGATTGGTGCAACTAACAAGTTCCTTGGTGACATTTTTGCAGATAACTTTACTGGTTTATATAATTTTACTGGCGGTACTAATACTTTTACTATTCAAGTAGACCCTACAGATACATATAGTTCAGATGGTACTGACCAAAATGTAGCTGTTACAGGTAGTGGCAATACATTTACTTTAAATCAAGGTACTACTGCAATAGCAGCATCTTTAAATTTAGATTGGATTATTCAAGGTTCTAACAATACTATTACTTCAAACATTAACATTGACGGAGCCACAAACTACGTTGATATTGATGGCTCGGATAATACGTTAAATTATACTGGTACGGGTGTTAATGCTTCAGCAGGTGGCTACTTCTATTTAGACCATACAGGCGGACAAAGAACCTTCAATATCCAACAACTGAGTACCCAAGACAATGACTGGCTTAAAATTTTATCGGTTGGCGGGAACGCTAGTTCTACTGTTTGCGTTATCCAAAACGACCAAGGTACAAGCACAAGCTGCTGATATTGGCGATATATCTGAGCTAAATGGCTCAGCACAAATAGTAAGAGACAAACCTTACGATGCAAATTTAAAGTTTGCTATACAAAGCAATGACGAAGCTATTACTGCTAATGGCAGAATGGCTATCACTTTTCTTGATGACTCCACAGTAAAACTTACCGAACACTCGCAATTATTAATAGACGAATACATCTATGACCCTGACCCATCTAAAGCAAAAATGGCTCTTACCTTTGGCCTTGGTACAGCCAGGTTTATAACAGGTAATCTAAATCGCATAGACAAACAAAACATTACACTAAAAACACCTACAGCAAACATAGCTATTCGTGGTACTGATTTTACTGCAACCGTTGATGAACTAGGTCGTAGTCTAATTATTCTTTTGCCAGATGCTTTTGGTTTATCTAGTGGCGAGATACTTGTAACAACAGGTATGGGAACAGTTACACTTAACAAACCTTATCAAGCAACAACTGTATCTGTTTTTGAGTCAAAGCCAAGCAGTCCAGTAATTTTAGACTTAACTTTAGATATGATTGATAACATGCTTATTGTCACGCCACCAAAAGAAGAAGTCATAATACAAGAAGAAGTAACAACTAAAAAAGCTAATATATTAGATTTTAATGATTTAGATATAGATTATTTAGCTGAAGATTTTTTATCTGGTGATGATTTAGAATTTACAGAATTAGATATAAATTATCTTGATGTAAATTATTTAGAAGACTTGCTCAATGTATTGGATGCATTAGCTATAGCAGAAGATGAGGACGCACTTGCTCAAGCAACTAGCACTCAAATATCAGGAACACTTTTAGGCAAGGACCCAGACACTCAAATTACCACATTAATAACAGGAAATATTATAAGTCTAAGAAGAAACGTTAATGAATCAGTAAGATTGGATTTAAACGGTAGTGACTCTTATACGGTTATATTTATACAAGATGGAATATCAAATGTTATTAAAGTAAATGGAGGGAGCGATAGTGTTATTACTATCACTCAAAGTGATTAATGAACAAAATATTATTACCTATACTTATAATACTATCTTTACCTTTAGTATTTCAATCTACACCCACAGAAATACTTAAACTAAAAATCTTTGATGCTTTTGTAACAACACCAGAACCTAGTGGTAATTTTGTAATACTAAATATAGAAGAGGGTGATGTAGCTAGAGAGGGTGGTTGGCCTATACCAAGAAGAAGTCTTGCACAAATACAAGTTGATTTAATAAACAAAGGAGCCATAGGAGTAGGTTGGGTTATCTCTTTTCCACAATCAGATAGAATGGGTGGCGACGAAGTATTTGCACAAACTTTAGGTTATACCAATTCTGTATTAGCAATGTTTGAAAATCCTAACGGTAAATATCCAAAAACTACAGGCACTGTAATTAAAGGAGATAATCCTGGAGGCATGTTTACTCAAGGAGTAGTTCAAAATATTGACATACTGCAGAAAAATTCTTCTCAAGGAATTGCATCTGCTCCAGTTGATATAGATAACCTAGTTAGAAGAATGCCTTTGTTATTAAAAACTCCAGATGGATATGTTCCTGCTTTTGGTACAGAAGTTCTAAAAGCATTAACAGGAGCAAAAACTTATATTATCACTACAAATGATAATGGTATCCAAGAAATATCAGTCAGAGGAATATTGCCAGTTAAGACAGATAGTCTTGGCCGCAAGTGGATAAGTTGGGTTGATACACCACAAACAACTTTAGAAGAAATGGATGTAGCAGGCAAGTTTGTATTTATTGGAACTACTGCTAATGGAATCATGCCACAAGTTGCAACTCCAGTTGGATTATTAGAACCTCACAAAATACAAGCCGCATTATCTGAGTCAATTTTATTAGAAAACTCTCCACATATTCCAGATTTTGCTCTAGCGTTAGAAATTTTAATTTTTACAATATTTGTGTCTCTGACATGGCTTGTAATCAATTATTTTGGTATAACCAAGGGCGTAAGTATAGCTATAATTTTACTACTTACTACAGCCTTCTTAGGAGTTTTTAGCATCCAAAAAGGTTATTTAATAGATTTTTCATGGACTTTTGTATCACAATTCATAACTGGTGCTATTGCTTTCTATTTAAACTTTAGAAAACAGTTCAAATTACGTCAACAGATTAAAAAACAGTTTGAACATTATCTTGACCCAAGACAAGTCAAACAATTACAAAAGAATCCAGAATTATTAAAACTTGGTGGCGAAAAAAGAATATGTACTTTTTTATTTACAGATGTCAGAGGTTTTACAAACTTATCTGAAAAGTTACAACCCGAAGAAGTAACTGACATTATGAATAAAGTTCTTACCGTACAAGTAGATTGTATTCAAGCACATGGAGGTATGGTTGATAAATTTATAGGTGATGCATGCATGGCCATTTTTAATGCTCCTTTAGATTTAGACGAACATGAAAAACGTGCTGTTGCTTGTGCTAGAGATATGCGTACAGCAATTCGTCTATTACAAAAAGAATTACCAGAACCTATTGCAATTGGCATAGGTGTTAATACAGGTGAAGCTATTATTGGTAACATGGGTAGCAATACTAGATTTGATTACTCAGCTATAGGAGATGCAGTTAATACAGCTGCAAGATTAGAATCCGCTACAAAAGAAGCAGGAGTTGATTTATTGATTGGAGAGTCCACACGTGCAAAAGTACCAGAAGCTACGTTTTGTAAGAAAATGTATGTTAAAGGAAAGAAAAACGCTTTGAAAGTGTATACTATTTAAGATGAGTAAAGTGTTAATAGGAATTATATTGGTAATGGGATTAACAACTTATCTATTGTGGAATGAAAATTCTAAACTTTCTTCATTAAATCAAGCATTTGAACTAAGAGATGCAGAACAAAAGATGGCAATAGAATCATTACAAAATGATTTTGCTACACAAACAGAAGGTTTACTAGCCATACAATTACGAAACCAAGAAATAGAACAAGATATGTCAAGGTACCTTGACATATTTAAACGACACAATTTAACCAGGTTAGCCGCAGCTAAGCCAGGACTAATAGAACCAAGAGTAAATAAAGGAACTAAAGATGTATTTGATAGCATTGAAGAAGATAGTCGTAGCATCGACAGTCTTGATGATGGCTTGCAGTTGCAGCCTGATACCAAGTAAACAACAGGTAGAAGTTATTTCTAAACCTATAGAAAGAACTATAGTACAACCAATTATGCCCAGGGAAATAGATTTAAAGGACCCTTACTGGTATGTAGTGTCAGATAAAAATATAGAAGATTTTTTAATTCAAATAGAAAAAGACCAAGGACAAGTAGTATTTGTTGCTATGTCTGTACCTGATTACGAGCTTATGGCTTACAACATGCAAGAATTAAAACGTTATATTAACGAGCTTAAAGAGGTTGTTGTCTATTATAGAAAAGTAACAGTTGGCAAAAAAGATAATTAATCTGTTAAAATCAAGAGACCATTAATATTCAAGGGAGGATAATATGGATTTTATAAGCAATACGGTAATGTGGGTAACTGCAATTGTAACTGCTAGTTCGATTATAGCAGCGGTCACGTCGACCCCAAAAGACGACGTTTGGATTGGTAAACTATATAAATTTATAGATTTATTAGCGTTAAACGTACTTAAGGCCAAAGATAAATAATGGCTAAGGCACCAGACGCGTTTGTATATAATGCGACTTTGGAACGAATAGTCGACGGTGATACTTTCGACTGTTCGTTAGACCTAGGATTTGATGTCAAATTGCATAAACAACGCGTAAGACTTGCAGGCATTGACACACCAGAATCTAGGACAAGAGATTTAGCAGAAAAAAAACTTGGTCTAGCTGCAAAAGAAAGACTAAAAGAAATTTGTTCTGGTAAATTTAAAATAAAATCATTAGGAAAAGGTAAATATGGCAGAATACTTGGCATCCCTTACACAGAAGATGGTAAAGATATTTGCCAAATGCTCATTGACGAAGGACACGCAGTTGAATATCAAGGCGGTAAAAAAGCAAAAGTATGGGGAGATTACTAAAATGAATATATCAAAAGAAGGTTTATCTTTAATTAAATCTTTTGAGGGTTGTAAATTAGAAGCGTATTTATGTGCAGCCAATGTTCCTACAATAGCTTGGGGCAGAACTAAAGATGTAAAAATGGAAGATACTTGTACTCAAGAACAAGCAGATAAATGGCTTGAAGAAGAAATTGTAGAATACGAAGACCATGTTCACAAGGCAGTAGAAATGCCTTTAAGTCAACATCAATTTGATGCTTTGGTATCTTGGACTTACAACTTAGGGCCAAGCAATTTAAATTCATCAACTATGCTTAAAGTTTTAAATAAAGGTGACTACGAAGATGTACCAGCACAAATTAAACGTTGGAATAAAGCCTCAGGTGTTATAAAAGAAGGATTGATTAGACGAAGAGAAGCAGAAGCTTTATTGTTTGAAGGTAAAGATTGGGAGCATGTATAAAAAATGCCTCTTAACAAGATTTTATTTAAACCAGGTATAAACAGAGAAGGAACCGAATACGATAATACGGGCGGTTGGTTTGACGTAAATCTTGTACGTTTTAGAAAAGGTAGGCCAGAAAAATTTGG